CAAGAATTGACAGAGAGGTTTTAAATGATTATAGCGAAGGTATTATCGTTCTCAGCGGATGTCTTAATGGACTCATTAGTAAGGCTATCGATAAAGGTAACATGGAGGAAGCAGAACTTCTTCTCAAGGGTTTTAAACAAACTTTCGGACAAGATTTTTACGTGGAAGTGCAATCACATAACCCTGTGGAGATCAACTCCGCCCTTTTAGAATTAGCAGACAAACTTGGAATTAAATCGGTGGCAACAGGTGATGCTCACTTTGCTAAAGAAGAAGACCGTATATTAGAAGAAGCTATGCTTATTTTATCTACATCTCCAAAGGCAGATAAAGAAGCGGACTTTGATATGTCCCGTAATATAAAGGATATGCTGGATAGGTTTAATTACTTATATCCAGATAGAAAGATCTCATTTGTCGACTATAATCTATTTATCCAGACAAGAGCTGAAATAGAGGCAGACTTTAATAAGGCTGGAATTAGCAGAACAGATATATATGATAATACTATGGAGATAGCCTCTAAAATTCAGGAATACGACTTTAACAGGGGTTTAGACCTTCTCCCAGTACCTAAGACCAATGCCGACCAGAAACTGTCTGATATGGCCTTTGAAGGCCTAGAAAGGCTACGCCTCAGAGAGAACTGGCTAGGAAATGACGTATATGACCAGAGGCTTATTGAAGAGTTAGAGATAATTAAATCCAAGAACTTTGCCTCATATTTCTTGGTTGTGGCAGATATGATTAACTGGGCAAAAGAAAACAATATTATGGTTGGTCCAGGTCGTGGCTCTGCAGCAGGCTCTTTGGTCTGCTATGCGCTTGGCATTACAGATGTAGATCCAATTGAATATGACCTGCTATTTTTTAGATTTATTAATCCAGACCGTAACGACTTTCCAGATATTGATACAGACTTTGAAGACCGTCGCCGTAAAGAAGTTAAAGATTATCTTAAGAAGAAATTTAAATACGTTGCATCTATTTCAACATACACTTACTTTAAAGATAAGGGAGTTATTCGAGATGCTGCTCGTGTATTTATGGTGCCATTGTCTGACGTAAATCGTGCAATGAAATCTATCGATACTTTTGAAGACTTTATGGATTCCCCAAATACAAAAGAATTTAGAATGAAATACCCAGAAGTAGTTTGGCTTGCAGACAGACTGCGTGGCAAGATTAGGTCTGTTGGAGTCCACGCCGCTGGAGTAGTTGTTGCAAAAGATGATCTTAGAAAATATGCGCCAGTTGAATCTAGGGCAGATGCAAGCGATGATGTATCTGGAAGAATTCCAGTAGTTGCATACGATATGGATACCGTTGCGGACATAGGACTTATCAAGCTTGACGCTCTTGGACTAAAAACTTTATCTGTTATATCAGATAGTTTAAAGTCTATTAAAGAACGTACTGGTAAAGACATTGTTCTTTCTAGTCTTTCTTTAGATGATCCTTCTGTGTATAAAACTCTTAGCGAAGGATACACTAAAGGCGTGTTTCAAGCAGAAGCGACTCCTTACACAAACCTCTTAATTAAAATGGGAGTAGACAAGTTTGAAGACTTAGCGGCATCAAACGCATTAGTTCGTCCAGGAGCTATGAATACTGTTGGATCTTCTTATATTAAGCGTAAGCACGGTCAAGAAGCAGTGCAGTATATTCATCCTATTATGAAACCTTTTACCGAGAACACTTATGGTGTTATTATATATCAAGAGCAGGTTATGCAGGCCTGCGTACACTTAGGTGGTATGACTTGGTCAGAGGCTGATAAGGTCCGCAAGATTATTGGAAAGAAGAAGGATGCAAAAGAGTTCGACGAATTCAAAGATAGGTTTATTATTGGGGCTTCAAAACACATTTCTAAGAAGCAAGCCGAGACGCTCTGGCATACTTTTGAGGCTCATGCTGGTTATTCCTTTAATCGTTCCCATGCTGTTGCTTACTCTATGCTTTCTTATTATACTGCTTGGCTCAAGACTTATTATCCTTTGGAATTTATGTTCTCGATTCTTAAAAATGAAAATGACAAAGATGTTCGTACGGAATATTTAATTGAGGCTAAAAGATTAGGGCTTAAAGTATTACTACCTCATATTAACGAGTCAGACATTTACTTCTCCTTACAAAAGGATGCGATACGATTTGGCTTGGCAGAGGTTAAGTTTATTTCTGATAACATTGCAAACAAGTTAATAGATAAAAGACCGTTTGTAGACTATAAAGATTTTATTGAGAAAGCTTCTAAAAAGGGAAGCGGTATTAACAGCAGAGCAATATCAGCATTAAATTCAATTGGAGCAGCAGCATTTGAAGATAATCCTAGAGCAGGTAATGAGAAAGATAATTACTATGAGTATCTAGGCATACCTACATTTAATTTAGACCTTCCCCCAAGAATTAAAACACAGGCACGACCAATTTCAGAGTTTGATGACCTAGGATCATTTGTTATGTTTGGTATGGCTAAGTCAATTAAAAGAGGAAATGGCTGGGCAAGAATTGAATTAGTAGATGAGACTGGGTCCATTGGTTTATTCCATAATGAAGAAACTCCAATTGAGACTGGACAAATGTATTTTATATTAGTTGGAGACAACAGAATAGCAAGATATGTAAAGGTTCAAGATATCAATCCTGAATCAAAGGATTCATTTGTAGAATTTCTATACAGGAAAGAATATGATTTAGATGAAAAAGAACATATTGTGGTTGACTTTACTCCTTATAAAACAAAAGCTGGCAAGACCATGTCTCACATAGTCTTATCAGATAAAGATAAAAACTTAACAAGAGCTATTGTTTTCCCAAGTATGTACAAAATTTCCTTAGCAAAAATGCGTGAGGGAATGAAGTGTCAAGTGGTATTGTCTACATTAGACGACGGCACATTAATGATAAAGGAGATAAAATGACACAAGATATCGAAGGTCTAGTATCTTCAATCAGCATTAATCAAGTTTTAGTTGCTATCCTAGAAGAGTATGGCAAATTAACAGTACCTACATTAAAATTTTTAGATGCTAAAACTTCAGAAAAAGAATTAGTTATTGATTATAATGAGGAAGACCCATCATTTACATTTAGTTTAAGAGAGACAAAACCTGATTTAAATGCTACAATAGATGAAGAGAGAATAGAGCAATAATGAAAATTGTATTAGACGATATATTGGCAAAACTAGATCCTAAAACAAGAGCACGAGTTCAGTCTGCAGTAGATGTACATGTAGACAAACAACCAACGGCTAGCATAGGATTGAACCTTGCCCTTAAGGGTGGGTTAGCTTACGGAAGACAGATATTGGTATGGGGAAATAAGTCTGCTGGAAAGTCGTCGTTTTGTTTACAGATGATTGCACTAGCACAAAAAGAAGGCAAGACCTGTGCTTGGATTGATGCAGAGCACTCTTATGATCCAGAGTGGGCAGAAAAACTAGGAGTAAACTCTAAAGAATTGATTTATTCTGAAGCAAAAACAGTTAACGATATGGTAGATGTTGGAGTTAAGTTAATGGAAGCTGGCGTAGATATGATTGTAGTCGATTCTATATCTGCATTATTACCAGGAATTTATTTTGAAAAAGATGGAAATGAAATGAAAGATTTGCAAGATACTAAGCAAATCGGCGCTGAAGCAAAGGATATGACCCACGCAGTCAAAATGTTAAACTATGCAAACAAAGACACACTACTTGTTCTCATCTCACAACAACGAAATCAGTTTGGATCTATGCATGCTAGTCACATCCCCACAGGTGGCATGGCAGTCAAGTTCTTTTCTTCCACAGTCGTTAAGCTCTGGTCTTCTGAAGCTGAGGCTAATGCTATTAAGGCTGGGATTAAAGTTGGCGACAAAATCATTGAACAAAGAGTCGGACGACCAGTTAATTGGATTATTGATTACAACAAAGTCGGGCCCCCAAATTTATCGGGACAGTACGACTTTTATTACCAAGGGGAAGTTCTTGGTATAGATGCTATTGGAGAGACCCTTGATGTTGCAGAAATGTGTGGCATTGTTGAAAAAGGTGGCGCTTGGTATACAGTAAACAAAGAAAGATTTCAAGGACGTGCAAAAGCAGTTCAATATCTTCGTGAGAATCCAGAAGTAGTTGAAATTTTACAGGATGCAATTCGTGCCAAATCTTAACGAGTTTTTTAAAAAAGAAGAAATAATGGCTTCCGAGCTTGAGAAATTTGGTGGCAAGAAGCCATGTGCTAAGTGCGACAAAGATGCAGAAGAATATTTTTGGGAAGCAGCCACCTTAACAATGACATGGACTTGTCCAGATGGCCACGAGAATCTTTACAGGTTAAACTAATGTCAGAAAGATCTGAAGTTAAAAGAGACGGAGCAAAAGCTCAAAAGAATAGTGGTCGTGGAGATTACCAAAAGGGTGATGCTAAATGGAACAAGTTTTTAGTAGATTATAAAGAAGCTTCGGCTTCGTTTACTTTAAATAAACCAGTGTGGTCTAAGATATGCACAGACACATTTAGAGTAAGCAGAGACATGCACCCAGCGTTAAAGATTATTATAGGAACAGATTCTAAGGTTCGTCTTGGAATTATTGAGTGGGCAGTTTTAGAAGAACTGATCCAGTTTTGGGAGGATAGCAATGGGGTCAAATAACAAAATACCGTTTAATCAAACAGTTATTAAAAATGGTAGAATTGTCAGGGTGAGAAAAGATGGTTCCGTAAAAGCCGATCTCGGCCCCTACAAGACAGAACAAACAAAGGGTAAGAAATGAAAGAAGTTTTGTATACAACATTAACTGGCACTGCAGTAGGTGCGATATTTAGTATTCTTAAACTACCAATTCCAGCACCTCCTGTATTCGCAGGACTGATGGGAATAGTTGGTCTTTGGATTGGTTTCGGAATAGTTCAGAGGTTCATCTAATGGAAATGTTTTTCCTTTGCGGGATTGCAGTAGGATTTTTAATTGGATACCCTATGGGGTTGTTCATAGACAAATTAGATAAGAGGATTAAAAATGGCGGACGATAAGAATACCCTAGAACTAATAAGCTCAATAACAGAGTTTAACGATCTACATGAGTATATGGCAGACGATCAGTTAGACAAAGCTCTTGCAATTGTAGTAAAGCTTTTAATGAATCCAGACGTTCCTTCGGCAAAGGCCCCATACCTAATTATTGAACTACAGGCTATGTCTACAAAGTTTTCTATGATGGCTTCTTACTATTCTACTATAGCTAAAGATAAAGCTGGCACTACAAACAATAACAAGAAAAATATTTATTATTCAGCAAAGGAGTCCATAGACAAACTTGTAGATGCACTTAAGTATGTCGTTAGGTATAATTCATAATGGGTAGAGATATTGTAAAGAATCTTAAGTTTAAAAAGCATACTGGCAAGTTCTTTGACCCAGAAAAGTTTGCCACCTTACTTGATGAGGCATATAGGAATACAAAACGTGCTGATGGAGAGATGACCAAGAAGTCATTTAGCCCAAGTTCTTTGGGATATGGTCATGGGACATGCCCTAGATATTGGTATATGGCATTTAGCGGGGCAATGTTTATTGATGACAATGATGCCGTTGCGGTTGCTAATATGGCACAGGGAACACAGGCTCACGAAAGACTGCAGAATTTAATTAAGACTATGCCAGAATGGAAATCAGAAGAAGAAGAAATCATTAATGAGTACCCTCCAATTCGTGGGTTCATAGATTTAATTATGGAATATGATGGCGAGACAGTTATTGGTGAAATTAAAACTGCTAAGCAAGAAGTTTGGGATGCTCGTCAATCTGAGATGAAGCCAACTCCCAACCACATGCTACAGCTTCTGACTTATATGAAATTAAAGAACGCAAAAGAAGGATTCTTTCTATACGAGAATAAGAATACTCAAGAGATTATAGTTATTCCAATCTCAATGAATGAAAAGAATACTAAGATAATTGAAGATACATTTACTTGGATGATGGAAGTCTGGGACAACTTTAAAGACGGAGATCTTCCAATGAAGCCAGCGGGAGCGTCTAAGTACAAACTTCCCTGCACATACTGTCCAGTAAAAAAAGAGTGCTACTCAAAAGAAACTCCAACAGGAACTGTTCAAATAGAATTGTTTGAGATACCTAAAGTATGATCTGTTCTAATAAAGAATGCGCTATAGAGTTTGAACCTAAAACACATAATCAAAAATATCATAATGATGAATGTTGCAGAGTGGCAACAAATCGAAGAATTATGGAAAAGTATTATGAAAAGAAGGCAATCAGACAAGGCGCTGCTCGTGGGTGTAAGAAGTGTGGGCATCAACTAAGTAGATATAACGATACTTCTTTATGCGCTTCCTGCCAGAAAAAGATAGATATAACTAAAAGATCTAATATATTGGATAGGTTAAATGAAATTAGCTGACCTTATAAAGACTAAAGCCAATAGAGTATTAGGTATAGACGCCTCTACAAACTCTATTGCCTTTTGTTTAATGCAGAACGATGTACCTTTAAAGTGGGGTAAGGTGGATCTTGTTGGAGCAGACATTTATGAAAAAATATATGATGCTAAGGTTAAGATGCATGCGATGCTTGATGAATTAAAAAGCGATTACATTGCAGTAGAGGGAGCGATACTTGTTAGATCTCCTGATGCTGTAATAAAACTATCTTATGTTTATGGGGTAGTTATTGCTGAACTAATGGCAACTGGATCCAGCGTAATTACTATAGCTCCCAGTTCTTGGCAGGCATATATAGGAAATAAGAATCCAACAAAGGATGAAAAGGCAGGCATAAGAGCAAAGAATCCAGGATACGCAGACTCTTGGTATAAAACTCAACTACGTAATATGCGTAAACAAAGAACAGTAGATTATTTTAATAGTAAGTACGGGATTAAGTTAGATGATTTTGACGTAGCAGATTCATTTGGAATTGCTCATTATGCCAATAAGGTATTAACTGAACGATGAAGCTATATCAAAGTCAAACATGGCTATACAGAAGGTACGTAGTACAAAAGAAAACAGTGACTGAAATTGCTGATGAATGCAAAGTTTCTGCTATGACTATACAGAGATACTTAGAAAAGTTTCAGTTAATTAAAAGGAGATAATATGAGTATAGAAAAAAAGATCTGGCAGACTTACGAAACAAGTTTTGATGAATTGCCAATTTACGCTAAAGAAAGCGTAGGAACATGGACTCATCAAAATCCAGAATGGGCTTATGGATACATGAGTGGGCAAGATAGAGAGAACTTCTTTAAGGAGCACTTCGACTCAAAAACATATGAGACATATGTGAACCTGCCTTTAGGAGTAATGAAAGCTGGCTTGTGGAGATTTGCTATTCTTTATATTCACGGTGGTATATATACAGATATGGATACCCACTGCAAGACTCCAGTAGATACTTGGTTAAGTCCTGAATACGATATGATTTTAGATATTGAAAGAGATACCCCATGGCTAGCAACTCAAACAATTGCCGCTAAAGCTGGGCACCCGCTACTAAAAGCTGCTATAGATCTTTGTGTTGAAAGATGTTCTGAAGGAATTATTGAGCATAATCATATGGTTCATTACTATACTGATGTTCAAATGTTTACAGATGCACTATATAAAAAATTAGGCGTTGAGCCTTATCAAAAACATATCAATGAGTGGGCCCCAGAACTTATGGAAATGGATTTTCTAAAAGAAAATAAAGTAAAAATTCTTTGTGGAGAAGAAGCCAGAAGGCTATTAGATAAAGATGTAGTCCATCTTTATTGGGGAGATGATAGGGAAGAGGGATGGATTGCTTGGAAAAAAGATCCTCTTGTAAATGAATCTTATCCTAATGGATTTAATCCTCATGAATGGGAAAAGGAATGAGTGTGATAGGAGTATTGCCAGCATCTGGAAAAGCTTCTAGAATTGGTGGCATTCCTAAATTTTGTTTACCTATATCAGATGAAAGATCTCTTTTACAATGGCACGTAGAGCAAATGCTTGAAGTGTGTGATGAGGTTAGGGTCTCCACAAGAGCTGAGTGGGTTCCAATTATTCAAAATATGGACATGAATATTAAACTAATTGTTCGTGAGCCTTCAACAATGTCAGATGCGGTAAAGTTTATGGTGGGAGAGTATAACGATACAGTGCTTATTGGAATGCCAGACACATATATATTAAACGCACCTGGAAATATATACAAACCTTTATTTAAAGATAATACCGCCGACCTTATTCTAGGAATTTGGGAATGCGGAGAAGTATTAAAGGGACGTGTCGGTCAAGTTTTAGTATCCCAAGATAAAGTAATTGCTTCAGAAGATAAGGTAGATAATTGTGATTACCCAGATATGTGGGGCACTATGCTATTCCGAAAGAATATGATAAGATACATAGATACAACACTAGATCATCCAGGAAAACAATTAAAAGAATGGATATCTAGGGGTTCTAATATTAAGGCGGTAAGACCAGGCGGACAGTATATGGATATTGGAACGCTAAGAGGACTTAAACAATTATACAAGGAGATGGAATGAAATTACGACCAGTGTTTGAAGATGTGTCAAATTTTAACTGTAGTGATCTATATTTAAAATCAGTGGGTGCACCAGCTGGTAATAAGATTTGGTCAGCATGCCATGAAATTGCACACATGCTAATTGAAAAAAATATCTCATACGGGAACTCAGCGCTTGAACCTGCAAGAATATTTTCAACGGCGGATTCAACAGAACAATTAAAGGTTCGTATTGATGATAAGCTAAATAGAGTTAAGAATAACCAAGGATACGCTGGAGATAATGATATTGATGATTTAATTGGATATTTAATGTTATATAAAATAGCGAAACTAGGTTGATTTTTTAGTCGACTAGGAGTATACTCTAATATATGTCTGATATAGAATTAACCCACCATTTTGACCGCATGAATACTGTGGTTTCAGAATTGCTTAAAGGTAACAACCCCACCCAGATTGCCGCCATCACAGGCTTTAAGAGAGCCGAAGTAGTTGAGTTAGTAGATGAGTGGAAGACCGTTGCTCACAACGACACAGCGGCCCGTGACAGGGCTAAAGAGGCTATATCTGGAGCAGACCGTCACTACGCAATGCTTATTAAAGAAGCGTGGAAGACCGTAGAAGATGCTGATACTCAGGGACAATTAAATGTTAAAGCCACCGCTCTAAAACTCATTGCGGATATTGAAGGAAAAAGAATTGGCATGCTACAAGAGGTCGGATTACTTGACAATGCAGAGCTAGCAACACAGATTGCAGACACTGAAAGAAAGCAAGACATACTTGTAAAAATATTAAAAGAAGTTACGGCTACCTGCCCTAAGTGTAAAATGGAGGTTGCAAAACGCCTTTCTCAAATAACTGGAATAGTTGAGCCTGTCATACTTGATGCGGAGGTCGTAAGTGGATCTTAATTTTGATGATCTAATTGACATACTAGATGGCGAAGAGTTTGATGAACGTCCAGTAGATTTAAGAACATTTGTTACAAGCCCAGACTACTTAGGTCTTCCAGAACTATCAGAGTATCAGTATACTTTAATTGAAAAAAGTTCTCAGGTGTATAAAGAGTCAACCCTTATCAAGTTATTTGGTGAAGAAGAAGGCTCAAGAATGTTTAAGCAAACTGCTAATGAAGTGGTTGCTCAATTAGGCAAAGGGTCTGGCAAAGATTACTGCTCTACAATATCAGTAGCCTATATAGTATATTTACTATTATGCTTAAAGGATCCAGCAAATTATTATGGCAAGCCCCCAGGTGACTCAATTGATATTATTAATATTGCTATTAACGCACAGCAGGCAAACAATGTTTTCTTTAAAGGATTCAGAACTAGAGTAGATAAGTGCCCTTGGTTTGTTGGCAAGTACAGCGAAAAGGCTTCAGAAATAAAGTTTAATAAAAACATTACAGTACACTCAGGTCACTCAGAACGAGAGGCTTGGGAAGGATACAACGTAATAGTAGTTATTCTAGACGAAATATCTGGCTTTAGCGTAGAGAATACAACTG